GTTGGAGAACCTGTTGCAGGAGAAATCGTTAAGCCGACTCCAGTAGCAGCAGCGCCCAACGACGCTTGGGTAAATAATTTTTTAACGCGTCAAGAATTGCTTAATAAAGCTGAGGAAACTGGAGAAGAATCGACAAGGCTCCTTGATGAACTTAATAAATTAACCTTTTCAGAGCGACTTGATTCACCATTAACGCAAAAACGAACCGAGCTTAACGCGCAACACGACGAAATTATTGCCCAAATTGACGCGCTTGATGCCGCCCGTAAAAAGCTAGGTTCCACCCCTACTGAAACAACTGAAACCAAAGAAGGAACCCCAAGTGCCACTGAAGCCCCTGAAACCCAGCAAACAGAAACGCAACAACAAGAAGCACCAGCAGCCGCAGGAGTAACTCCAGCCAAGCGCGGACGCCCAGCAGTCCAGCAAACTCACGTTGTTGCAGCAAACCCAGAAGGTGGGTTTAGCCACGTTTCTAACGGCGAAGTAGTTGCGACCTACGCAAACAAAAAGCAAGCAACTGCGGCAGTTGATTTGGCCAAGGCACAGGATAAAGGCAGTCCCGAACTTATCGCCAAGAACCAAGCCAAGCTTGATGCAGCACTGGCTTCGCAAGGGCGTGGCCGACCAGCAGGCGTTAAGGTTGAAGGCGAAGAAAAAGTTTCCCAAGAGGACAAGGTAGAGATCAATGCCTTGGAGTCGGCGCTGGATACATACAACTCACCTGATTCAGACACAACCCAAATTAAACTTGCAGCAGGGTATATCCACGACGTTGCCAACGACAAAACTGCACCCGAAAAAGCTCGTGAGCGTGCGCGGCAAATGCTGGAAGAAGAAGTCGATGAGAAAGATTTGCCAAGAAATAAGCGTGCACTGCCTGCTAAGTATGCAAACTCTCCGGCGAGTGCGGGGTTTAACAAGTTAACCAATGGCGCACAGGCGGCAAATCACGTAATCAAAACCGGTACGCTCTTCCAAAGGTTTTTGGCTAAGCGGCTGCGCAACTTTGTTACCAATGTACGTTTTGTAGTGCTCGAAAGGGGGGACACTATCCCCCAAGAGATGTACGGCGCTCGTGGTCTGTTTGTCTATGACCCTGCCAATAAAGAGCGCGTTGTTTATGTACGTGGTGCAAGTTTTGGCGATATGCAGGGCATCAACAACGTCACTGTTTTGCATGAACTACTGCACGCAGCTACAGCTAGCCGCATAGAAGCGGGGCTTTTGGGTGGGGCTAAAAATGCTCAGCTTCAAAAGTTCATGGAAGAGATGCAGGCTTTGATGCAAAAGGTAGAAGCTGCATATACCTCGGGCGTACGTCAGGGTACCGTTTCTAGCGAACTACAAGATTTGGTTGAAGCCGACGTGGACTTTGACTCGAAGACGGGCAAACCTCGGTTTGGGGTATTTACTTCGCCCCATGAGTTTTTGGCTTACGGTATGTCTGCTGATGAGTTCCAACACTTTCTTATGGGTATCGAAGGTGAGCGTAAGAATGAAACTGGGTTCTCCAAATTTGTCAGCGATATCCGTGATTTGTTTGGTGTAGGCGAAGGTGATGCAACTGCATTCACTGACTTGGTAAAAATCACCGACGATGTTTTATACGCGACGGGTACCGCCCCTACGCAAGGGCAAGCACTACAGCAGAAAAAGAAAAAGTTTACGCCCCCAGTCTTTGACGAGAAAGAAGACATACGGGCTCGGCGCTCGGCCAAAAAGCTGGCTCGGGATACGCAGATAGCTAAGGCTAAAGTAGCTGCTTCCCGCGAAGGAAACATTGGTGAAGCTACCGAAGAAATGCAAAAGGCGCGTGACCCTGTTGCGGCTCGGGAAATTATTGCTTCTAAATGGGATGACTTAAGCTACGCCGTACGGGAGCAGATAGTAAAGCTACCCACGTTTGATGTTCTGGCTAAGTTGGCTGCGGACAAGGGTATACCGACCTTGCTGCAAGTAGATACGCAGCTTGGGCAAATGCTGGGTATGTCTCAGAAGTTTTTGGGCGGCGCAAGTCAAATGATTGATATGCTGAAGCGCGGGTTTAAAGAAGACTCTAGCCTTAGCCGCACAAAGTTTGAAGATTTTGTATACGCAACTACGCTTGCAGAGATTGATCCGTCTGATCCCAATGCAGTAGAGCGCAGTAAAGACCTCGACAAAGACTACAAAGCGTTGGGTGCAACCGGTCAGCGTATGTACAAGCAGTTGAAGTCGTACTATGAGTCCATCATTGAGTTGTACTCCGACCTGCTGGATGCGCAGATCAATAATATTCAAGGCATGTCCCCGGAGGAGAAGAGCAACCTAATGCTCGTGCTCCGTAAAACGTTTGAGGCCAAGGCCCGCATCACTCCTTTCTTCCCCTTGGTTCGCCGAGGCGATTACTGGCTGGCTATCGGTGAAGGTGCAGAGCGTCAGTTCTATTTGTTTGAAACCCGTGCCGACAGAAATGCAAAGGCAAAAGAGCTTGCTGCTCGCCAAGGTGATAGCTTAGAAGACCTGCTGTTCCAACAAAAGTTTGAGCAGGGTAATGATCTGGGCTCCCTGCGTGCGGCATCTAAAGACTCCAGCGCCATGCTCAAGCAAGTGTTTGAAGCAATCGACAAAATGGAGTTTGGCGGTGCGGACTCTAACGCTGCTAAGGCTAAAGAAGGCTTAAAGGACGCGGTGTATCAAGTCTACTTGACCACCATGCCAGAGCAGAGTTTCCGTCGGCAGTTTACACATCGTAAGGGCCGTACAGGTTTCAGTACAGACCTCCAGCGCAATATTGCCACCACTGCGGCAAAGCAGGCAATTCAATTGTCTCGGTTGAAGTACGCGCCATTATTGCGCAACGCTTTGTCTCAAGCAAAGGACTCCATCCGTGAGCGAGAGGAATTGTCCCCGTTCGTGCAGGAAGCTGAAAAGCGCATTAATTTGGCCCTGTCTGGTCAGAGCGGTGGTATTGGCGAAGCCGTTGCTGGAGTAGCAAACAAGGCCTCATACTTCTGGTATCTGTCCGGCGCATCCTCTGCTCTGATCCAACCCGCCAGCGTGTTTATATCGGGCCTTCCAATACTTGCAGCAAACCATAACAACGCAGTCGGCGCGGGCCTTGAGCTTGCCAAGATGGCTACGTTGGTAAATCAGTACAGCGTGTTGCGTAAAAATATTGACGGCACTACGTCCATCGTTGCGCCTAGCCTAGCCAACAATAAATCCCTCCCTGCGGATGAGCGCAAGGCTATAAGTGAGATGGTGTCTCGCGGGGTAACTCAGTCTACCTATGCCTCCTTGGTATGGGGCTACAAGAGCATGAGTACCGAAGCAAGTGAGGGCATACGAGGTAAAGGTAAGCAGTTAGCTAACTTGATGGTCGGCGCACTGATGCACAACACGGAGCGTCTAAGCCGTGAGGCGGTGTACCTAGCTTCGTACCGGCTAGGTCGTAAACGTGGGCTTTCTTACGAAGAAGCTGTGCAACAGGCGGCTGACGATACCAACGAAGCACTTGGCAACTATGACATTACAAACCGCCCACGCTTTATGCAACAGGGTTTGGGTAAGGTAGCGTTTCAGTTCAAGATGTACCCGTTGCAGATGACTCTGCTGCTGCTGACCAACTTTAAGAAAATGCTGCCCTACTTAAATAAAGAAGGCAAAAAAGAAGCGGCGACTAAATTCTTTGGCATGATGGGTACATCGTTCCTTGTAGGTGGTGTAGCAAACATGGCGCTCTTTAGTCCCATTATGGGGCTACTTGGCTGGGCTTGGGGTGCAATGGGCAAAGACGATGACTGGCCAGAAGAACTCAAAGGTCTTAACTTTGAAGTTTGGTTTAAGACTGTTTTCTTGCCCGAGAAGCTAGGTGACATTAGCGTCGGCGGTGTACCGGTAAGTGACTTGGTAGAACGTGGCCCATTAAATGCGCTCACAGGTTGGGAGATTGCTTCCCGCATTGGCCTAAATGATTTGTGGGGTCGGGATAGCAAAGAGACTAAGACTTCCAGAGACAGTGCAATTGCGTTCATGCTTGACCACATGGCTGGGCCGACTGGTAGCTTAGTTCTTTCCTTTGCCGATGCTTACGATGCTTACGCTATGGGTGACTACCAAAAGATGCGGGAGAAATTACTCCCTGCTGCTGCACGCAACCTTGCTGTGACTAACCGTATGGCGAACGAAGGCATGAAGACTGCCCGAGGCATGGAGCTTGTGACCAAAGATGATGTAAAAATGGGTGAATTGATTGGGCAAGCAATTGGGTTCCAGCCTGACTTGCTTTCTGCTACCCAAGTAAACAGCTTTAAGTTGACTGGTATTGAGCAGCGTATTGTTAATCAGCGGGCAATGATATTGAACAAGCTAGACTTCCAATACCGCCAAGACACTGATGCAGCGGATGAGAAGTTTGACAAAATCCTTGAGGATGAAGTCACCAAGTTCAATACAAAGTACCCCTCCTATGCTTTAGACCCAGACGCTATCGTCAGTTCCCTTGAAAAGAAAGCGGAGCAGAGGGCTGGTTCTCGTGCGGGCGTAATAGCGACTGAGAAGAATGTACCCATCATTGAGCAAGCTACGGATACGATGGAAGCTAGGCTTGACCGAAGGGCTGCGGAGATGAAGGCTCGGCGCGAAAAGACCCAATGAAAAAAAAACCCCCGAGGATTAATCGGGGGTTGAAGGGGCGGGTTGCGCCCAAGGAGAAAGCAACAGACTAACGCACAAAGTCTACCTCATGCCCGCCATACCCGCAAGCCTTTAACGCCATCCACTACAACTACTTTAGAAATAGTTTTAATTTTTAGGCGAGTACTTATTGCCGCTAATGTGCGACGGGCAGCTTTGTGGTCAATGCAGGGTACAAAAAACGAGTACCCTTTCCTAAACTTGGCCCAGTTAATCCGGTACGTCACCGTCTCGATTTTCATCTTGCTTAATGTAAGTGTCCATTTGCAGGAACTCTGAAGCTGATGCGTCAAACTTAAGCACCCGAACCGCAGGGGATACAACCCTCATGCCCTTGGACATGCGCTTATTTGTACCCTCAATAAACACCTTGATCTTCTCTAAGTCTTTTAGTGTGCTGCGGTAGTTGATTTGCTGACGTACACAAAAATCTTTAAAGTGCTTCGCGGAAACGTATAAATCTTTCGTGTCTGGTTCGTAGCGTATGAGTAGCTCTCCCTTGGGTTCTAGTAGCGGCAGTGATACCAAGTTGCTGCGGGCATCCACCTCACCGTTGACCACAAGTGCGTTGGCGATGTAGGTGTTCATAAACTCACCCAGCACCGTAACAGGGGACGACTGTGGAGGCTTAACCTCGTAGCGCATCTCCTCCAACATAACTTTGAGCCACTCGTAGACAGACTTCATGTCATAGTCGTGCAGGCCAAGGGATTTGGAGATCAAGCCACCAGCAATATTGCAAGCAGCAACACCCGACCAAAACCTTTCCCGTTGAGTAAACTGAACTTCTCGGTCAAGCCTAGCTTGGACTTGGCGCATAAGGCTAACGGCCTCTTCCAAATTATTGACAAGCCATTGGGCGTAAATCTCCATTGCGTGCCCGTAGTTCTCCCGTAGTTGATGGTCGAACATTGCCTTGCCCTCTTGCACCTCAATAACATTGTTCGGGCTAATCTTGTATTCCAGCAAACGCATTGACTCGCCATCGGGCGAACTTTTAGATACGCCGAGCTTTTCGTAAAAGCTGGCATTGGAAGAGCATAAGGTGATGCCTTGCCACTTCGTATTATTAATGCGTAGTTCATTGGTTGAGCCTTTCATCTTGTCCTTGCCCCTACCCTGCGAAATGCTGTACGCAAGGTCTGAGAACTCCATGCCCGACAAGTTGGTGATCTCGTCGATAGTGTTGGCCAAGTTGTTCATCACGCCGAGCCGGTGGATTTTTGCGTTGAACGTATCCTTGAACATGGACGTTAAATCTTTGGGCATACCCGTCACGCTATTGCACATGAACAGGGCAGTGGACTTACCGGAGCCAGACTCAGGGTGAATAAGGTTAATGATTGCCCCCTCCAAGCCCGTGAACTTCAGCAGCGGGGAGCCAAAGGCTGTGAGTGCAGCAAACGCATGGGGCTCCAAACCTTTGCGGCTATACATATTGAACGCTTCTTTCCACTTCTCAAACGTACCCTTGACGTGAATCTTATCTACTACGTCCTTAGTTGTAGATGACGGGGGGCTATAAAACACACCGTCCTTAGTTATTTCTCTGTCGCCGACAATAAATTTACTGTCTCCTTCAACCCATCCAAATTGAGTTCTCATTGTTTCCGCCTTTCTGACGTATTGCAGGTTCTTAACAAAATACACAACGAACCGTGCTAAGTTTTCATATTGCTTGATGTGGGCTACCACACCTTGCTGCGCTAATTGCTTTCGTAGATCATCCTTGGTTGATATCGACATTGTGGATATGGTGAATTCCCTGATTCCATCGTGCGGTAAGTGCAATCTGAACAGGGCAACCTCGCCCATCTCAGGGTCACGCATCCGCTTGACTACGTACAGATCATGTTCGTACACCAATGCAGGCTCCGACTCTTCATCGTCGGCTTCAGGCCGTATATAAATACCACCGTTCTTACCCCGGAAAAATGGAAAGGGGTACTCAGGTATGCGCGATATCTCTTTACTCTCCGTATCCTCAATAACGTACTCATCGCCGTCTACGTCGGCTTCTTCTATCTCCACGCCCAACATAATTGGGGACTTAATCTTCCCCTTATGCTGACAGCCGTCACAACCTTGTGGGTTGAGCTTGGCAAACGTGGTGCAGTGGTGTGGCCCACCTTTCTTTCTAATATCACTAACCTTCTTATCTACTTCTGACGGGTCATAGCCTTCGTGTTTGTTGGACAGCTTGTGTGCTGCTGCGTCCCCGTCTATGCAAAAAGCTGCAATGGATAACGCCGAGCGCCACAGTGGCTCGTCAATACTCTCCTGATTCTCAAAGCAATGAAGCAGTTGGTTGCACCCATCCTCGCCCTTCAGCATGATGGTTTTAAAACGCTTTACCTTGTTCCCCATCAACGCTTCCATCATTGGGCTGATACTGCGCGGGATAAAGTCAGGTACCTCGTCTTTGGGCTCTGCCGCACCTAGGAGACTTTTGATCTCGTCGTACGTCATGCGCTGGGTCACATCATTTAGGACGGTCACCGGCTGCGGCTGCTCATTCTTGTAATTGAATGTGCCGGGGATGCGCAGGACACGGGATGCCTCAAATACTGAGGAGTCCACAATTAACCCTTGCTCAACGCACAATTCACGGAGCCTGTCGGCTAACGGTTCCCACTCGCGGCGGGAGATCGTTTTGTCTAGTAGCCAGTACGCATGTACGCCGTATCCTGAGCTAACTAATAGTGGCCTTGGTAAGCCGACTGCGATGCAGAACTTCTTAAACTCACTGAGTCCAATCTGCTGAGTCAAGTAGCCTTTGATAACGCCCTTCTCATCCGGCACACCTTTAGTGGGGCCGCAATCAATGTCCATCCACAATGCGCGGAAGTACGTGGCGTTCTCATGAGTCCTGTTGTTTAACGGGCCAAACTTAGCGCATCCAAAATACGCATCAACTTTGCTCGCTACAAATTCCTCGGCTATCTCATCAACTTCTTCCTTAGTATCTACAAATCGCTGATCGGGGTACCGACCCATTCCAAACACACAGTACCGCCCTTCCGTAGGCAGTACGGCGTCCAATAGATCGAATGCGGACATTGATTATTTTTTCTTGAGTTCTTCGATGTATTTGGCTACTTGCGGAGCTAAGCGTGGGTGGGGGCGTGAAGCCCCCTGAAACCAGTTGTAGACCGTCATCCGACTTACGCCAAACGCTTGCGCCAATTGATTCACGCTTATCCCAGCAGGTATACATACACGACCCAAGGCTACGCCCAGAGACTTAGCATTAGCCGCTTTATTGGCTGACACTAAGCTCAGGCTATAACCGTAGCTCATGCGTTACTCCTCATCACTCCAAGCCTTCACCACGGAGTCAAGGTCTTTCTTGACGGTAGGCTTAGGCTCGGGTTTCTTTTCGCGCTTGGTGGGCTCATCAATAGGCGATTCCAACTTTGGCGCAGCGGCAACGGGTGCAGGTGCTTCCAACTTAGGTGCTCGGCCTGATGTGTCCGCTTGATACGGAGTCATGATGACCATCTTCTGCACCTCGGGAGTAGCAGCTACCTTGCTGGTAACCGCAAACTGAGCCTTGTTGATAAAGCGTGTCGGCGTGAACATAACCGACTGGTTGTCGTTGTCCTCGTTGAAGCTGATCTGCGTAACCACGTAGTCCAAACTCTTGCCGTTGTTCGACAGGTATTTGGTGTAGTTCTCAAACGTATGGGTGTTGTCCCCTGCGCCATCACCGAACAGCGACTTGGATGCCAAGTTCATCTGATACACAGAGCCTTCCAGTGAAGTACCAAAGTCCTCTTCCAACACAAGCGCAATACGGCGCGAGTAACGGCAGGCTTTAGAGTTGCCCATGCCCGAACCTTTAATGTTCTTATCGCAGCTATCGCAGCGATCTGCTTGGGGGTTTGCGGAACCAGCATCGGGTGCACGGCCATCATTGGAGAAGCAATCTGGCGCAGTCGGCTCGGCTTCGGGGCTCCATGTCTTCGTGTAAAAGATACGGCCAACGTGGGGGGATGCACTAACAATGATGGTGCTAAGGTCACCCTTAACTTTACCCATCTCTTCGCCACCAACTACCTTGCGAAAGATACCGTTCTTTGGAACGATGCGTTTAACTCCGGTCTTACCAGCGAGTTGTTTTGTAAGCTCACTGACACCTGCGGTTTGCAGGAAGTCGGGCAAGTCTTGGTTTAGTAAAGCGATATCACTCATTTCATTTTTCCTTTGAACGTCTAACTACCACGGAATAAGAACTCTCCACGTTGAGACCAGCGGGAAGAAGATCGGGATTCTCAATAAGAAAGTCCTTCATGTTGGTTTGATGAAGTCGTTTCTCTAACAGGCCAAATGCACCTTGTTCTTCGATGAACGTGTACATTGAATCCCAATCATTCGTCCAGTACCGTGACTTTACCGAACGGATGATCGTGCCATGTGGGGTGCGTATGCTATCCGCATTCATCTCTTTGCATACGTCGAGCATCTGTGTTTCCAAAACTTCCATCTGCTCTTTTAAATCGGCGTCGGCTTCCTCAAACTCACGTTTGTTTTCAGCGCGTTTATCTCGTATCTTGATGTAGATTGTGGTGAGCTTGCCCAAATCTATGGGGGCAGCTACCTCTTGAACTTCGTCCATCTAATTCTCCTGATTGGTTGTAATCGTGCGACGTGCACGAATTGATTATAACACTGCTTTTTACAGTGTCAAGCGTCTTCTGAAATTATTTGTTTGTAAAGGTCAATGACCTTTTGGTGGTTGCCAATGTTGCCCCTGAGCATGGAGTACATGTGCGTCTCCACAGGGCTGCCATTGATGTGCACGACTGTCATGTTATTGACCTGACCGGGGCGGTCAATCCGTGCGTTGGCTTGCAGGTAGGTTTCTACGCTGGTGCATGGAGCGTACCAAATAATTGTGTTGGCCGCAGTTAGTGTTAACCCGTGGGATGCCGCCTTGGGCTGAATAATCAGCACCTTGGGGTCGGGGTTGTCTTGGAACCGTTTAACTATGTCGGCGCGGTTGTTCACCGATACAGCACCATTTATTACGTCACACGTAATGTTGTTCTTGGCTAAGTGCTTCTGAAGTAGCTCAATGGTGTGCGTGAACGGGACAAAGACCAGCACCTTGTGGCTGGACTCTTCAATGACTTCCTGCACCACGTTCAGTCGGTTGCTCACATCAAACTCAATGATCTCACCGTTGTCCGAGTACACCGCACCGCCAGCAATTTGCAGCAGTTTATTAATTTGTACCGCAGCATTAACGGCTGTGATCTCTTCGCCAGATGCCTCAATCAACATCTGCTTCTTAAGTATCCGGTAGTACTTTAATTGCTGTGGCGTCAGTGGCGCGTCTCTGTCTACAAAAGTAACAGGAGGCAAATCAAGGCAGTCGGCTTTCTCAAACCGGATGGCAGGCTGCAACGCCTTGTGCACGATGTTTTGCGCAGTTGGCTTTGGTATCCAGCGGTACAGACCCATCTTGAGCATCACTGAATCGCGGAACATACTGAAGAACTGCGGGACTCCGGTGGGGTTCACTAGCTTTGCCAGCCCATACGCATCTGCGGGGGACTGTGCTGCCGGTGTGCCTGTGAGCATCCACAAACCCTTGATAACTTTTGTTAGGTCACGCAGGTCTTTCCACCGATCGGTCTGCGCATTCTTGTACGCTGAGGCTTCGTCCACCACGATCAGGTCAAACCCGCCCGCAATGATTTCTTTCTTGACGATGCCGACACCATCAAAGTTAATGACGACAAAATCTGCGCCCATGTTGATAAGTTGTTTGCGCTTCTGCGCAGCACCGTATGCCACCGTAACTGTACGATGGATAGCAAACTTAAACAAGTCGTTCTGCCACGCCGACTTCATGATGGACAGGGGGCAGATCACCAGCACTCGGTTCACCAGCCCACGCTGCATCAAATAATCTACGGCCCAAATCACTGATGCCGTTTTACCTGTACCCTGCTCGTTAAAGCAAAACGCTCTACGGTTTGTGGTTAGGAACTCTGATGTTAACTTCTGATGGTCGAATGGGGTAAACCCCGGAGGCCGGGGCCACTCATACTCTGATAGGCTCATTTTTTCTTACGCTCTTTGGCGCTGACCTCTGATACTACCTTGTGGTTTGACCCACGCTTGAATGAACGGTTGGCGCTTGGGCTTTGCAGCTTCGTGCCATCCTTGTTGGTTCCACCCTTAGATAAAGCCTTGATATGTGCAACATCTTTTCCTTCGCGCACATCAGCTTCTCCGTTGTGGTTTGTGTCAGGGTTCTTTTTATCAATTGCTTCTCTCGCTCGTTGGCGCTCAAGGCGGGACTTACCCTCACCTCGGGCAAGTTGTTGTTCGTATTCTTTTTTATACGGACGGGGTTTATTCACGTAGGGCATAGTTAGCTCCTGTTGTACTCACAATCTTTCACTGCGCAGAACTTGCACAGTGGGCCTTGGACAGGGTTCCACACCCCATTTTCCTTCGCTGCGTCGATTCGTGCAACATCCTCGGCGGGCTTTTGCATGTACTTGGGCAGCATTTCAACGTAGTGGTCGGCCCGAACAAACTCTTTACTCACCGTAAAAAGTAGAGCGGACTTCACCCTCTGAAGAGTCGGGAACTTGGCGAACAGGCCACAAGCTACAAGATCGAGTTGCTTCACGTCCGCATATCTCGCACTCTTGCTTGTCTTGTAGTCCACTGAGTAGGCCATCGTTTGGGTCTGATTGATAACCACCAAGTCGGCTATTCCATGCCACCACACATTCGGTGCATCGAAATCGCAGCTTTCCAAGCTCCTTGTCAACCCAAGCCTTACTTCGCATAACTTGTCTCCGGGGATAGCCTTCAGTACATCTAGGGTAGCTTGCATATAAGCAAACTGCGGTGGGATTGGCACGTCGTCGCGGATGTATTCCTCTGCTACCGTATGCGCTGTCTTGCCATAAAGCGTTGCCTGTGTATCGGGCTCAACAATATCTCGGACTACCTTGGTGTGGTAGTACTTGCGGGGGCATTGCTGAAACGTCTTCAAACTGCTAAATGACCAGACAGTATTCATTTTGCTTGTTCCTTATCAGCAATCGCCGTAACTTTTTCCATATCCAGCCTCACAATTTAAAGGTAAATCCAACGCCCATTTGGGACGCAATCTCATGCACAACTCTACGTACTCCTTAGCCGTTTCGGCCTCGGCTTCGGGAACAATGCTAGCAATCGCATCATGCACTGTCATGACTACTCGGTATTTCTTCGCAACCATAAGCATCTGCTCACCGATCACAATCCGCGCAAGGGCTTGGCATACATTCTCAATCACCTTGCCGCCGTAGATTCGGTTTGGTATTATGGCCTTACCCTTCTTCGTATCGTAAACGACTTCGGCCCATCCGTTTTCGTCGAGTCTTGTGCGCAAATTAGGGTAACGTAAGTACAAGCCATTGGGCAGTCGAATGCCTCTGCGCCCTTCAACCTTTAAGATATTTTTGCACCCAAACTCTGCATATTGCCCATCAATAATCGCGCCAAGGATAACCGTTGCAGACTTCCACAGTTCTGTAATCTTCGGGTAAGTTCTGCGGTAGGTATCAATGACATGCTGAGCCGCATCCAACTCAAACTCGACCCCAAAGTTTTTAAGTTGCGCTTTAAATTTGGCAGCGCCCATGCCGTAACCACACCCAAGGATAGTAGTCTTGCCCACGAATCGCTCGTCCTTGGTAATGTCGATCTCTGCTTTGTTGTAAATAGCTGAGGCCATGATCTTGTACACGTCATCACCCCGATCAAACGCAGCCACCAAATCATCCTGCCCAGCCAGCCAAGCCAACGTACGTGCTTCAATCTGCGAGGAGTCTGAGTCAATCATTACGTACCCATTGGGCGCAACGATGCAGGACTTGAGCAGGGACTTGCGCGGCAGGTTCTGAAGGTTTAGCTTATCGTCGCCACCCCAGCGTCCAGTATGTGCAGCATAATAACGTAGGGGCACTGGCAAAGCACCACGGTAAGCGATACCGATAAACCGCTCTGTCCGCGTCTCTTCAATCGTTGACTTGGTTCCCAACCTAGCAGCCACCAACGCCTGTACACGTATGTCCTTATGCTCTAGCAACGCCTTAAACTCTTCGTCCGTCTTAGAGAATGCGTAAGTTTGTTTGCCGTTGGCGGGGCTAACTTTCATCGGGGGCTCTACGCCCATCGCTCTGAGTAAGTCGGCAAACTTGGGGTTGCTCATCAAGTCGTCTTTGTCGTACGTACTAAGTATGCGTTTTTTATTTAGCTTCACCTCTTCTAAATAGCTTTTGAGCAATACAACGTCCAGCCGCAGCACAGGCTCGGTAAACATCTTGACCGTCAGATCAATGAGTCGCAACTCAGTCGGCGGGAAGTCCGTAGCCATCGCTTGGAACAGGGCATACGTGATAGCCACATCGTTCTTGCAGTACTCGCCATACCTTTGCAGTTGCTCAGGGCTGAAGTCCTTGCGGCGTAGGCCTAACGCATTTTCAACTTCGGTTCCCTTTTCGCCGATACCGTAGTGATTTGCTAGGACTTTAAGGCTGCCTCCTACTTCAGTACCGTGTAAGGCTCGGCCCATCGACAGAGTATCAAGCCAACCCTTGGGGCTGAGTCCGTATACCCAAGACAAAATTGCACCGTCGAACGGAGCGTTGTGCGCAAGGGCTAGGGAATTCCCCCAATCAAACTGGGTGAGGAACTGGTGCATGGCAGCAGCATCGCCGCTAAACCAAACCGGCTTACCGTCATTAATCTGCACCGACACGCCGATCGTTTCAAACTGCGAGCTACGAATGTATTCCTCGGTGGTAACTTTTGTTAGGCTGAACTCACGGGAATAGAAGGTCTCAAAGTCGATCGTTAATATTTTCATTTTGGTTCCTCCAGTAGTTTCATCATTCCAATTGCGGTGTGCTTGTCCAGCCCTTTGGCTAGGGTCGTTGAATGCCTGCGCTGCAACTCAATCGAATACTCAGTTTTGTATATTGAGTACTTGCCGTACCTAAACTTCATCGAGTACCTCATGCCAGCCTTTTCGTACTCAATACCAAACAGCTTGTTGAGCCCCGGCAGTAGGCTTTGCAGCACTTGGGTTCGGGTCAGCGCAGTCACTTTGCAGCGCCTTCTATCCAATGCTTTAAGTCATCTATGTTTGTTTCGTAAATGACCGCAGTCAAACCACCGGCTTCTCGGATAGCCTTAAGGTTCTTCTCTTGTAGCGCGGTAGTTGTGCCCTTCCCTGCCTTAGCTTCAATAGCCAAGAACTTGCCGTTCACGCAGCAAAGGAAATCAGGCACACCACTGTTACCGTAGCCAGTACCGATCGGCATGGCGTAGTAAATGTTGTGGGCTTTGAGTATGGCCTTGATCTTTGCTTTGACTTTGGCTTCAGGAGTCGCGGCCATAAATAGTGCTGCTCCATAGTGATACCGAAGGCATGTGGTTGTGTGATTTGGTAGGGGTTATGTAACCCTTGTGCGCAATCCACCCTATGGATTTAAGGGCTCGTACTCCTGATACCCATACATTAGGATGCAAGGATGCTGGTCGGAACAGCCGGTTGTTTGCGCAGTAGTCTTTGAACTCATCCCCTAAGACCATAGGCTTTGATAGTAGCAATTGCTCTGCTAACTCTAAATAACGCTCAACAAACTCGGGGTTAGCTTTGTTGGCTTTTTCCCAGCACTTGTCCGCTAAGGCCAAGGCGTTTTCCATACGTGTTGTCATCTCATACTCCAGTTGTTTTCAGCCTCCAGTATACCACATACTTTTACTCTGTCAACATGCAGGCACAAAAAAGCCACCCGAAGGTGGCTAGTACTTACCCTAACATTTGTTAGGTATCACTTGAGCATACTGATCTCTCGCGTCAGATACCACTGTGCCTTGCGCAAGTCCTCCAGCTTGTTGCCTTTGTGGTCGGCGCGGGTGATGTACTTGACTACGTTGCCAAGGTTGTACCCCAGCTTCTTAGCCTCAATAAAGTCGATGGTCTCGATACCACCTACCTTGTAATGGGCAGGATGATTCACTGAGTCAGATTCGGGCGACTTAACAAACCTCATTGTTCCATTGCCTACCTCAGTGAGCTTTAAGCCTGCGACCTCTATCCCCGCTAGGCTCGCTCCAGTTGCGACTGCTTTCGCTACGGCTTGGTCGAACTTGTTGTTGCTCGTGCCAATGGTTAGAGTCTTCCACTTGTTCGCTGCTACCTTAGCTGACTTGCGCGGTACACGTGGAATGCCCTTCTTAGCTTTCTTGTCGTACGCAAGGGTTGCGTATACGTTGGCTAGCGTAGCCCCTGTTGCTGTTGCTACATCCTTGGCCTTAGCCTTGGGGTGCTGCTTCATGTATACGCGGATTGCTGCTGCTTTACTCTGTTCCATTTTTAACTCCAGTTTGGTTAGTAACATACTCAGTAAGAATCTCTCTCATCTTGGCTTGCTTTGTATACGCAAAGTTAGTGTTGAAGTAATCCATCACCTCCTTTGTTAGACGCAGGCTCGTGTTGAAAAGTGCGGGCTTCTTACCCAATCCCCGCCCTTTCCGTTTTTTCTCCGGCTTCAAAAATTCAATCCCTGTTGTCATTGAATTGCTCCTTTCGTACTTTTATAAACTGGTCGGCTATCGCAAACGCTTGCTCATGCGGATGGTTGTCGTTCTTGTTCCTGATTAACAGCGCTGCCATTACAAACATAGCTGTTAAGTCTCGTAGGTTCTGTTCATGCTCGGTCATCGTAGGCTCCAAAAGGCATAGGGCAATTCTCAGGCGGTACAACTACGCACCATATCGCACTCCACTTGCCTCGGCCTTTACCCACCTTGGGAATCCATCGGTCAATATAAGCATCGGGCATCTTCTCTAAACTGCGCCCTGCATTGGTGTAGTTCATGTTTAAGTAGTTGGATACATCTAACAATGTTAGGCCATCGTGATACTGCTGTAATAGCATCCGTATTCGGTGTTGGGGAGGCGTGTTCAAGAATTTTTCTCCATTTCGGCCTTTAGTTTTGGGGAGTATTGCCCAACAGATATAAGGGTTGACTGTGCTGTCAATGGGCTGAATCCGTACTTGAGATGCTGCCTAATGTTTAGATGTGCCAAGGCCAGTAAGCCATATATCTCCGCACACTCGCTGTTAAGGTTTTTTATTTCAAGTTGAAGTTTTGCAATTGTGCGTTTGTGTTCTTCAGCATCATCCAAAGGCCACAACTGCCCAAGCGGTGTAAACAGGGGGTCGTTCTTGTCCGTGCTAACGTGGTGGTTGGTGGGGTCGTACCA